CAAAAATTTTCCATTCTTTAAATTTTGCTTTGATTGGAAAATTTATTGATATATCTGATACATTTGGAACAGGTGTAGTCGAATAAACTACAGTGCAATGATATTCTTTTGCCGGAATTTTTCTTGCTATATTATGTTCTTCCATCCAAGCATATAATTTCGTTCGACTTTCATTTTTTAATAAAAGCGCAGCATATGTTCCACTTTTATGTTGTTCTGCTTCCATCAAGTATTCACTAAACAATTTCATAAAAACCCCTTTACAAATTGAACTAAATCATTATCCATGAACATAAGCATCATTGCAAGTTCAGGATCGGAAATATAAAAATCATATTGATATGGAGAATCTTTTTTTATTTCCAAATAATATGGACATGGAATACGAGCTAATCCCAAATATACTAAACCAGTCCATGCTGATATTATACAATCATATTTATGAAATTCTATCTGTGCTTCTTTAAATCTTTTAAATCCACAAATGTCTAACCGCAATGATTCTCCTGTATAATTATGCCACAAAATTTTTATTTCTACATCAGGTATTTGTTTACCTAGAACATCAGTATGGTATTTGATTACCATATTTTCCCATTCCGTTTTAGTTAATCTATTTGTCATTTGCTGGATATTTTGCACTTAATAATACAGAAAAATCATTGGCTCGTTCACTTATTTTTTGTAATTCAAATTTACCACATAATTTTAGAAACAATAAACCAATCATTGGGCGATTCAACGAAACACAAGCATTTAAAATAGTTTCATAAATTTTAATTTTTATATTTTCTGGCTGATCTGTCAAATCCACCAATTGTTTATTACGAATATAATCATCATATACTTTGTGTTCATTACCTAAATGATCTGCCCATCGATATTGCATAACTGAACTCCATGCAAATCCATGCTTATATCTATCTTCAAATGCTTCTCGTAATCCAGTTTTATTTTTTGATCCTTTTTCTCGTATACCGGGATAAGCTGAAAATATATTATCAGTTGTGCAACCTCGCATACATTTTTCAAAAACACTCCACTGTGGATCGGGGGCAGGTTTAGGATTCCCAGTTTTCTTTTCTATTATGGCTTTTCCTTTATAATCAACAATTCCAGTTAATGTAGTTGTTGTATCAGTAACACCATTATATAAAATTACATTTGGTGCTAAAAGCTGTTCAAAATCAGCATCACCACTAATAATAATATGTGTATCATTTGGATGAGATTGACAAAATCCCGCCAATAAATCATCGGCTTCAAGACTATCATTTTCAAGAACCGTGCAATTTGTTTTTGTTTTTATAAAATCTTTAAAAATATCAAATGCTTCAAAAAACAAAACATCTTCTGCCATTTCTGTTGGAGTGCGTTTTGCTCTCTTTTCTATTCTATTTGCTTTGTATGGTGCATATATATCTTTGCGCCAATTATTCTTTCCGTCAAATGCAAAAATAATATGATCTGCATTATATGTTCTCCATACCTTGTTCAAACTTGAAAATAAAGTATGTAATAACATTCCTTGTTTTTCAGATTGATCACCGCGAATTGTATATTTGCAACGGTAGAAAATATTACTAGCGTCAAATAATAAAAATTTAGCCATTATGAAATTTCTGTCCTTTCATCATCCAACTGTTTTCTTTGAATTCTTTTGCGGTTATCTGGATCAGCTATTTCATTTTCATACTCACCAGTTATAATACCTGTGCAAATGTTAGCAAACCATTGATCTACCATAGCTTTATCATCTTTTCCTTTATAACCAGCACGTGCCAATTTAATAATAAATTTTTCATTCCAATCCAATTCTATCATTCCCGATGATAAATCATCTGGATCAACATCCAATCTTAAAATTCCAACCCATGGTTCTCCCTTAGCTGTCATTGTATCTTTTTCAGAAATAATTTCAGGAGGAACAATAACTTTCTTATTAAATTTTTTTTGCCAATCGCGTTCAGCTTTAGCAGTTTTTAACGCTTTCAAAAAATCAGAAAAAAATCCCATAACATCTCCTAATACACTTTATTTACTACCCACCCCAAATCAGCTAAATCTTTTTGTATTTCAAGAGTAACTTCTCCTTCTCTAACAAAACCTGTTATATTTTTATCTGGATCATCTGATCTAATACCAGAACAATACCAATCCATATAATTTTCTTTTGTATCCCATGCAGAATTTCTTAAATCAGCAACTAAATGTCCTGCTCCACGCCAACTTGTTCCCCATTCAAATCCTTCTAACATAGAAAGCATATCTTGCTTGCGCCATCCAATATTACAAAGAGCGGCATATAAATTTTGAGCATAACATTCACTACGAACATTATTTCTAATTATTTCGTTGTTAAAAATATCTTCTTTAAGATCAAATTGTGCCATAATTATACCTTTATTGTCTATCTTTCCTACGTTGTAAAATTATAATATCATTTGATTTACCATGGATACGCCAACCAATATACCAAGACATTGGTCCACAAATACCTGCATATATAGCAAGTGTAAGGCGCTTAGTAGTAAAATCATATTCTGTCGTCCACCAAAAAATATACCCACAGACACCTATTGCCCACCACATAAATAAAAATAATATAATACTAAGAAGGCTCATTATTTCTCCTTTGATTATATTGGTTTATCATAAACAATTTTCTTTTCAACAGTAAAACCAGCTAACTTCTGTATTTCTATTTCTGATAACTCATTACCGTCGCCGCTACCAATCAATCTTCCTGCTGGATATATATAATGTTCCATTTCTTCTTCGGTCATTGTATATAAATTATTCTTAGCTAAAGTATGATTAACCGTGTGAATTTTTTCTTTTTCTTCTAAATTATACTTATATTTTGACACTGATGATTCATCATTAATTACTAACGACGAAACAGAACCATCTTCGTTTTTTACTAAGAGTTCTATATTAAATGTTTCTGTATTAAAAAATGTTGCAAATTTTCTCATATTTTATTTACTCCCTGACAAGTTTTCGATTTTTCATAACGACAAATCAATTCAATATTTTCTTTAACTTCCAATAATGATTGACCACATCGTTCAAAATAATAATCTATATCTTCCTTCGTTAATGGTGCGAGATTATTCTCTACCAAAGTTTTATTAATTACACTATATGAGTCTATATCTTTACTTACCAATGGTTCTAAAATTTCAAATTTTAAAACCTGCCCATGTTCAATAAGAACCCACACTTGTGGTATATAATTTGTTGGGTCTAAAACTAAATCAATTTGTCTCATAAATTATTCCTTATTAACAAGAAGCCAAAATTGTATATTGATGAACTGCTTGTCCTGTAGTAACTGTAATTTGCATGACTCCTGCATCTGAAATTTCTAATACCTTATCACCTGTTAATCCAAGAATACCCTGAACATGAGATAATGGCCATTCCCTAACTGTTTTTAACGAACCAGTAACTCCACTTTGAAATACAAATTCTCCGCTATGTGTGCTATGGTCTCCCAATGAAAAAACAAGATTGTGATTATCTACTCCTGCATGAAAATTTCCAATTGAATTACCTGCGGCCTGAGATTGAAACTTCAAACGTTGAATGGCACTTACTGTTGGTTGAATAGATATATCCCATGAAATATTCTTTCGTGTCTTGGGTGGCAATTGAATTTCAACTACATCCTTGCTCATGAAACGATATTCATTTTTAAAATCTTTATTTGCATTTGTAAATGTTATTCCAGTTAAAACTTCATTACCATTGACTGTTTGTTTGTTTACAGTAATGATAGCTTTTTCTTTATATTCTGGAATATTAAGAATTGTATTCAATCTGCCAAGATCATGAAGACCAAATGTTCCTTGAAAATCATTTACTGGTTGAACAAACTTAGAATTTAAAACAACCTTTTTATCTACGGCCATTGAATTTAATTCGGTTGAACTAATTGTTCCAGTTACCTTAACTAGTTCAAGAAATCCAAGAGCATGTGTATATGCGAGTATTTCGCGCAATTCATCTATCATTTTATAATTTCCTTTTATATAATTTACGTTTTATAACCTTTTGTCAAAAAATATAAGGTAAGTTGTTCCTCAGAAATTCTAACAAAATTGCGAAGGAAAACTCTTCGTGTAGTTCGTTCTCCAAGTCTCGTAACGTTGGCACAATCATCCAGTTTATCTTTGTCCGTTACTTTAAAAAGTTGAGAAGACTCTCCACCAAAAATATAATCACCAATCTCAATAGTTGTTCCTAAATAATCTTGCATATAAGTATATTAGTTTAAAACAAATAAAAAGTCAAGTATTATTTTCCCCATCCTACTAACAAACCTAAAATTGGTTGGTATCCTGATCCTCCAGAAACCGACGATTTTAGAAAACGAACTGTTGGTATAAGATAAAAATTAGATTTTAAAGAAATGATTACCGCAGTGCCACCGGTCCATTGCCAGCCAGTGTTTGTTCCACTCCAACTTATACCCGCAGTAGTTGGCATAATTAAACTTGCTTTTCCAATAGTGAACATCTTCTGAGCCAAACCTGCTCCAATATTATTAGTTACAGTAAGTGGTTTTATATTGGTCGGAAGCACATCGATAACAGTAAAAGCATAAGTTCCCGGACTTGTAATATAATGGGCATATAAAGCGGTTCCAGCAATATTTGGAGTTGCGTTAAAATTATACGAACTACCAACGGCATATATATTTTTAATCGGTGTTTGCGCTAAAGCAGCATAAGTTACAAAAAATAAAAAAATAAGTGTATAAAATTTCATAATCTCCTCTATTCAAAAAAATCTTCATAAGTATTAATTTTCTTAGTTGCATTTTCTATTGTTTTCCAATTTGGTAATTTACCAAAAAGATTCTCAATCTTTTTTTCTACTACGCTTTTAATCATTGATTCTTCATCAAAGGGTAATACAGTGAACCAATTAGGTAAACTTATTTCATCTGTTGGATATGCAATACTTGTCATTTGATTAATATTATTCTTTAATGGACAAACGACACATTTCATTCCATCAACAATTTTAGTATGAATCTTATCATTATTTATTTCACGAAGTATATTCCAATTTATAGCGGCACGAACATGCCCCGGAACTCTATTACCTTTTCCTTTTTGAATAAGGTCCATATAATTAGTTAAATTATTTACTCGTTTTGGTGTTCCTCTGTCGGATGGCGGTAATGCTTTAAATTTAATTTTAAAATCATTTATCATTTTGATAATATTTTGCTCTGAGCCAGTTGTTAAAAATTCCATAAGAATAGTTTTTAAAAATTTCTGACATACTACTGGTGTATCACTGCGTCTAAGGTCCAATCCCATTGCTTTTAATTTTGGCTCTTTTAAATACTTACCATCTTTCCAATAATTTAAAATTGCATATCTTTTTTTAGTAATATATAATCCGCGATAACCAACACTTTCACAACTTGCCTTAATAAGCGATCCAAATTCTTGTGGACAATTAAACATTTTTTCCATAAGAGTTGGAAAAGACTCGTTAACTTTTTCTCCAATAGCAGTATATAATTGAACCGCTGCCTCTTTATTCCATTCCAATTCTTTACGATCAACCATTGGTTTAATTGTTGTCCATGCACTAAATTGGGTGCTATCAGTATCAGCAGCACAAATTGCTGCGCCTTCGATATTATATTCTCCAGTAATACATTCATTCGCAAAAGAATTAATATGTTTGCAAATAATACGACCCGATAAAGTTACGCTTTGTCCTAATCTTTTATCAAAGAAACGAGAAGCTGGACTTAATAATGCACCATATAAACTATTAAGTTTTATTTTTTCTATATGCTGACGGCGATTAAAAAAAGACTCAATTTTTAAATCTGTGGCTTCTCGTTGTTTCTTTTGAAATTCTTTACGATCTGTATACCAATCCAGTAATAATCCCGGAATAATAGCGTTATGTGCATATGTAAAAATTGTTCCGTTACCACTAAGCATCCAAGGTTGCCCACTATTAAAAATTAAATCATAACATTGATCTGCTGTAACTGTATCATTTTTTCCTGTTTCTTCCCAATCAATAATTAAATCAATACCTTGTTTACGAGCCATAACCGCTTGATACTCATGAGACCCAAATTGATTTTCCCAAGCATGAGCAAATGTCATATTTTGCTTTTTGAATTGTTCTGAAATATAATCATCTGTTAGGGTAGGTCTAATTTGCCCAACAATTGTTTCCAATCCCATATTCAATGCTCTAATAGTGCTTGGGTATAGTGAATTAATATCAATTACTCCAACCCATTCATGTGCTCCGCTTTTTGGCGTTGCAACATATGCTCCTGCGACAGACTCATTACCTTCATATGAATTATTTTTTCTATTTGGAGCAATCTGACCCCTATCATGAATTCTATTGACTATAGCTTGGTCAATAACTGCAACTGTTCCCATGCATGTTGAAAGAAGAGTTGTTGTATCATGGGCCATTCCATTTAATAAATCAATAAACTTCAATTTATCTTCAAGAAGAGATAAAAGTATAACATCTTGCCTGTTATATTCAATAAACTTTTCAAAATCTTCATTATATAATTTATCAAGACTACCGGTATATGGTGTTTTACTTTGACCCAACTCATGTTCTGCAATAGCATTTAAACTATAGCTGTGGCGTTCTTCATAAGTGAACTTAATATAAACTTCCATTAAATCCAAATGAACTCTACCTACTAGTTCATAAGTGGAAATTTCTTTTCCATATTTTTCTACTGTTTTTTCTTTTGGTTTTTCATTCCATAGGCATAGTCTACTTGTATCATCTTTACTCATAATTCTTGTGATTCGATTGATAAGATAAGGAATATCAAAACCAGAACTATTCCATCCACTAATAATATCAGTATCTTCTAATAAATCAAGAATGGCAGAAAGCATATCAACTTCATTTTCAAAAATTATCGTATTTTCAAATTTTGCAGCAATTTCATTTGCTTTTTCTATAGTATATGTTTTGGGTTTAAGAGCTAAAGTAATTAATTCTTTATTCCATTGGTGTTGCATTGTTACTGCGGTAATAGCAGCAAACGGATCATCAATTGGAGCATAACCGCGCACAGAATCAAAATCCACTTCTATATCAAACAAGGTAATATGTAATTCTGGAGCATTTTTGTGACGATAATTTTGAGAAAGACATTTATAAACCAGATTTAAATCACTTTCCCAAACTTTTTTATTACCAAGTCTTGCTAACTCTTTATGAAATTCCGATGATGATCTTGGTGTAATTTTTGTTACAGGAGTATTATATATTGTTTTATATTGACCATTTGGATCATCTACATAAAATGAATAGTCAATTGGATAGCTGTTATAAATGCGTTTGTCATTTATTCTTTCTACAACTTCTATACGTTCTGATTTTTTATTTATTTTTGCACTAATATAACTCATTATATTCCTGTTTTACTTTAATATATAAATTGTGCAGAGCAGTCACAGACTTTAGGGTCTTCTTGGTTATCCCCCGTTCGCAACAGCCGGTTGGCCCTATCAGCGTCTTTACCAATGTATACGCGCATGGAGTCCAACTTGTTATCCGTTCAAAACACACTCTGCACAAACTATTATAATTTAAATTATGTGAACTTCTGGTTAATTCCAGCCCGATTTTACGGCGGAAGGCATATTTTTCCTGCTTTAGTCATTCACATAAACTTGTTATTGGAGCGGGGTGCTAATATCGAAATAGCAACCTCCAGAATTGGTTTCTGGCGCTCGACCATTGAGCTAACCCCGCATTTTTAATTTATTTACTTTTTACCCGCAGCTTGAAGCAAAGCATCAAGGTCATTTAACTCAGCTTCTAATTCAGCATAATTACCTTTGAATGCCGTTTTTATTGCCTTTTTTAATAGACTTGCTGGAATTTGCAATTCCTCTGCCACACTTTTAATTGTATCTGCCATACCGGTTTGTAGTGCCTCGCACTCTTCAAGATTGCGCACACCATCAAAAATAATATCTTGTAATTTATTAATTTCATTTGGTCCTAATGTAGTTATTGCCATTGTTATATTTCTCCTCATTTACGATGATATAGTAATCATTTTCAAATGTCAAGCATAAAATAATATGGCCACTCCGCTCTGGTTAAACCAGTAGTAAGAGTGGCCTTTTCTAATATATGGTATCTATATAAATTGTGTGGAGTTGGATTGGATACCAACAATTTTATCGTTACTCCTCAACGGCGTTCCTTCCGTATTTATGGCGAGTCTTACCTCAAAAGAGTTAAACCTTTAAGACCCAAAACGTGTTCATCCACGCTGCCCACACAAACTTTTAACATTACAAACTACCAACATTCTTTATTCCTTTGTGAATCACCCAATTGCTAAAGCAATTATGGCTTCTTGTTTCATCGACACATGCCTACAAGATTGATTTTTTATCAACGTTGCCCAGTAGTGGTATCTCCACAAGCGTAAATTCGGGACATTCCATCCCTATATTTTCTTGTTACATATGTGATTTGATTATCATCACATTATTATGATACTATATAATTTGTTGTTTGTCAAGGATTAATTTACATAAAATTCATTTGTATTTTCTTTTCTAAGATTGATAAAATTTCAATTGGTGTGTTTCTACACCAAAGAGTCCATATCTTGCCTTATCAGACCAACAATAGTTTGCGTAGCAAAAAACGTATCAACTATTATCCACGTGCCAATAGTGTTTGGTTGTAATGCAGTTAATCTTGGCAATCGGTCTAAACAACTGCACCCAAGATTGCCCTTGCATATCATTCCGATATAACTTCCGCAATCCCTGTATCACGACTCACTCTTTAAAGGATGGCTACCTTTAAGCCGACCTCCCAATTGAAATTATGTTAAAACCAAAACTTATTTGGAATATGTTCTCCCAAATCAACTATACCAAGACCAGCGAGAATACGATTATAAATATCCTTTTTTTCCATCATATAATCATAATCCCGATCACCGAACCTAAAATTATTCCACTGATTCATTTGCGCATTATTGATAATATCAGTGGCAAGATCATTATCCATATAATAATCAATGAATCCTCCACGATTATAATGGGCTATCATTCCACTTGACAAATATAAAAAATGGTAACCATTTTTCTTTAGCGTTCTAATGTCCTTACATGCAGACAAGACATTATTCACAAGCAAGGTCTTTTGGCGCGGGGTCAATGGAGTGAACATTTTAGTATTCCTTTCTTTTTCTCAACTACAATATTAGTATATCAAAGTTTTGTCCTGTTGTCAACTAAAAATAAGTTCATTATTTTCAACAACATAATTTTTATTTCAAAAAGATAAATACTATTGGTCGCGGATTCACTGTCCCACCAATTCTATCGCTTTTAAGGAGCAACAGCATATGCCTATTTATTCAGAATTATTCACCGCAACAGATCGAACACCGTTCTTTTATATTTTAACACATATTTCAGATGGAAAAAGATATGCTGGAAGCAAAACAAGAATAGGCTGTCTACCTTCTGATTTATGGACTAAATATTTTTCATCCAGTAAAATTGTAAAGAATATTATTAAAATAGAAGGCAAAGATTCTTTTATTGTAGAAGTTAGAAAAATTTTTACAAATTCCAAACAATGTTTATTATATGAATCTAAATTTCTTACAAAAATCAAAGCCGCCAATAATCCAATGTGGTATAATCAACACGAAAGTGTTCCCCTTGGTCCATTTCCAAATAGCGCAATAACTCGTTCCAGAAAATCTAAATCAAAAATTGGTAGAAAATGGATTAATAATGGAGTAGTTCAATTTCCAATTAAACTATCAGAATTACAATATTATATAAATTTGGGATTTTCTTTAGGTAAGAAAAAATCATCGCTTTCCACTAAAGAAAAGGTTTCAGAATCAAGTAAAAATAGAATTCATATTTATCATGCGCTTTTAAAAACAGCAAAATTTATAAAATTAAATGACTGGCCTATATATGAAATTCAAGGATTTATTCAAGGAAGAATAAGAAAAGAAGAATCAAATAAGAAACAAGCACACACTAACACTGGAAAAATATATATTAAAAACGTATCATTAGGAATTTGCAAGGTTATTAATCCAGTAGAATTTTCATCTTTTAAAGATTTAGGTTATATTCAAGGAGTGATTAGACATAAAATTTAAAAATCATCTTCTTTATCATCTTCGGGCGTCCATAGTGGAACTTGTCCAAGCAATTCAAGTTGATTTGGTTTGAAAAAACACGAACTTTCCACATCGTATCCACCAGTAAAAGAATCATAATTAAAACTATTTCTACCACCCCAATGATGTATACAATCGAAATTAGCTGACAAATCTGGCCACGGAAAATCTTTTTGTATAATACTTATATCTGTATCATTACTATTCCTATAAAATTCACTTGTTCGTTCCCAATTATTTGGATCATCTAATGCTTTATTAGGTCTTCCCAAATCTTTAAAAATTTTATATATAATTAATGCATCTTGAGCACTATCTAATTCATATACTAATGTATTTGGCAGAACTTTATATAAGTATCCAATTTTTGATGGTTTGGAACTACCGAGATTTCCACCTTGGATAAAATTATTCCAGTCACTTGTCCACTTACCATTATCTAATTTTTTAGCTGTGCTTGTCCATAATAACGCACTTAAAGGTTTGCTTCCACCAATTAATGGATTTCCACCAGCAAGCACCGGAGCACCTTCATCTATTATAGATTCGTGGACATTATTGACCCAATCTCTATATTGAGGAATCATATCACCATTATCGTCATATGCATATTTGGCTCTATCTCGTAAAATATGTTCTTCGCGTTCTTTCTTTGTTGCATATCGTTCTATTTTTCGAGGAACAAAAAGTTGTAATGTATTATTTGGACATCTTTTAATACCATCTTCTTTATACCATTCAAGGCTTTCACGCGCGGCTTCAACAGGATCATATGGAGTAACAATTTTCTTTTTTCTTGCCAACTCGTTCAGCCTCATATTAAAATGGCTCCACATCAAAAAATATTTCTATATTTAAACATCTACAAGGTAGTAATCTATTTGACCACAGTGCTGCTACGGCTCGATGATTTCCGTCTATTAAATAATTTTTCCCATTCCACTGTTTAATTATTGGAAATCTTTCATATGATCTTTTATTATCTTGTCCCATATTTATATTTTTCATAGCTAATAAAATAGTTTCAATTGACACTTCTTTCTGATAAGTTATTAATGTATGCGGATTTATATTTTTAAATTCAAATTCATTATGTTTTATCAATGTATCCATTTTAGTTTCAGATGGAATATTACCCCAATTCATATAATCTGAGTATTTTAACGGTGAGGTTATCCATGTAAATTTTTCTATGGACAACGTTTTCAAATCACTAATAATTTGTTTAGTATCATAATTATTTAAAGTTACAGGATATTTTTTAGCCATCTCATCTGAATCAGAAAACATTTCAATTAATCTCATACAAATTTACCAAATTCTTCCTGCAATCTTTTTGTTAATTCTCTTTTTTGTTTTGCTTCATCCAATAATCTACCGAGAGATTTTTTAGATTCCTGTGTTCTCCAATAATTCATATTACTACTATAAGATGGCGCTACTGGATTTAACCATTTTTCTATTTCTTTTTTTATTTCTTCAGATGTTCCCCTAAAATCCTTTCTTACATTTGACATAGTATATTCAACTACATATGTTCCATTTGGTGCAGCAACATAATCCAATGCTGTAAACACGCGCTGAATTGTTTCTGTATCTTTTTTAGCAAATTCAATAGTTGTATTATAAAATCCTTCGGTTCCTTCGAATCTAATTCTAACTACACCAGTTTGAAGTTCGGGATTAATACCAACGCTTCTAAAATATCTTCGTAGTAAATAATGTTCATCTCCCAAATAAACATTGTTATCCGCCGATATTAATGCTGCACTATTTCGTATATTAATTTGTTTTAAAAGTTCTAAACCACCAATCATTGGTGTTGGTGTATCATTATTGTAATTATATTCTAAAATTTTATCTTTTGATTCATCTAAATTAGAATTATGCCAATATGATACACTAGTAGACATAGATGGTTTATCTGGATTTCCCCATTTTTCTAATTTTTCTATTACTTCTGATGAATTTCCTTTAGCAGACCAATAACCCAATGGCCCGGTATATTCCAATAAAAACATATCAGCCGGAGAATTAATATTATCTATAACTTCTATAATATTTGAAATTACTTTAATATCTTTCTTTTCAAATTCTATAACTGTTCCATCACCATACCCTTCAACACTACCAGTATATCTAACTCTAATTGCGCCGTTTGAAAGAGATGCCATTTTATAACCATATTGTATACTTGCTTCTTTTCTTAATTCTGCATGCCATATTCCAATAAAAACTTCTTTATTCTGTAATATTAAAGCTGCACCTTCATGATCATTTAGCTCATGTAATTTAGAAAACGAATTAATTTCTTCATCCAATATTTTTTTATTACTCATATCTTTAATAACTGAACAACCAAAAAATTTCTTACTCAATGTTCCTTTTTTTGGATTACCACCAAGAACCTTTCCAACTGATTTAACTTTGTCAGTTGCCTTTAAGACACCCGGTTCACGAAACGGTTTGGTCGATCCAATTATTGTTTTATTTTTCATTTGCCACCGATGTTACTTTAAAATCTTTAATTGTATTTTTATTAGATAATACTTTTGGTAATTCTATTTTATAACCTTCATAAGATGATTTTACGTATACTATCTCATCTTTAATTTCTGTATTAACTATCATATTCTTTCGATAACTTTCCCTTTCAATCGTTTCCTTAAATCTATTTAATACTTGTATTTTAATATCCGGTATATCTTCTGGTGTGTAGAAACGAAGTTTATATTGAATTAGGTATATTGTTTCTTTTATTGCTTCTTTAACAGAATCGCGTAATCTGTTTCCGGGATTAAAGGCATATTTACATTTTTCAAATAATTCGATATGCCATTTTGGAAATTCTTTTTCAAATACTTTTTTAACATCATACACAAAATATTCTCGTGGATCGGTGGGCATTACATACATTGTTTTAGTTTTTGGATCAAGTTTTATATAACCTCGATCAAAATCATCAAAACGCATACGCCAATCACGAATCATATCGTAAAATATAGTGGAATGCATTGCATATCGTCCTCTACGAACAACTAATCCAGTATCTCGATGATATATCCACAAAAATGTTGTGAATTTTTTTGATTCTTCTGGAGGGACACCCTTCCCAATATCGACACTTTCACGAATTATATCTTTTATCTTCATATTACCTCTAATTTAAATAATAACTTCTAAAACGATTCGACATTTTTATTTTATATTTCTTAGAATATTTATTTTCAAATATTTTTTCTATGTCATAATCAAAATATTCACGAGCACTTGTTGGCATTATTAGTAAACTCTTATCATCGATAGAAACTACTATATAACCGCGATCAAATTCATCAAATTGTATTTTTGGATATACTCTATCAAATACTTTTCCAAATAATCTACCATGATTAGAAAATTCTCCTTTACGAATAAACAAACCAACATCAGGATTATATATAAAAAGATATGTCCCACGCGAATTTTTAGTTAAACCTTCTTTAATTGGTTTCTTTCTGTTTTTTCTATTTTTATGTATAACTCCATAAATTGAACTAGATGGGTCTCCTCCAAAGAATTGACCTTTGGGTGGAGTTCCTGTTGCATTAACAGTCGCAATTGAACCTGCACTTGTTGAACCACAAGAGGCAGTCTCTTTTAAAAGTTCAGAAATTTTCATAACTCACCTATACTATATTTATTCTTTATCCAAATTTCCAGATAATATGACTTCGCCGCTCTTCCAAAGATCATCCCATTTATCTTCTATATGAGTTTGTGGGGCTTTACACCACCCAACACCAAAATATTTTGTCATAAAAGATCGATCATTAGTTTTAAACATTTTCCAAGGAGAATATTGTCTTGATAAATATTGTTTCTGTTTATCTCCAAACCTAACAGTGCTTGCAAACCATTTTCTTCCTTTATAATCTTGTAATACAACATAAAAAGGTTTCATAAGAGAAGTATCTAAAATATAATCTATATCTGAGTTTTTAGTTACAAAATCTTTTCCATATATTGCATTAAATCTATTTGCAACTTCCTTCCAATCTTTTCCATGACTTTCATTTCTATGGGATTTACAATAAGACATATATCTTTTAAATCCCAATATATTAAATCGTTCAGTATCTATTGTAAGTGAAATTTCATGATGGCAAAGCTCATGCGCTAAAACCCTCTTTAATGTTTTTTCATCTGTAAGAATATATTTTTGAAGATATATGGTAGTAAATGTATCACAGGATTCAACTCCACCTTTAATTCTATAACCCCAACTATCCATACCTAAATATTTTGGATTTATATGATTTACTATTTTAATTAATGGTGTTGATAATCCCGGTTTCAAAACAGGCATCAATTCTCGAAGAATAGTAATTACATTCTGTGGTATGGTTGATTCTTGGAGAAGCTCTTTAATTTTCATTTTTAAATTCCTTTTACTGTTACACGAAGGAACCATCCTATTTTTTCATGTTTATCAATCAAAGATTGTAAAAAATTACCAAGTCCGGGGTGTGGAACAGATAATGAGTTTGCTTCTTTAAGAAGCTCTATTAATTTTTCATTATCAAGAAGAAGTTCATAAAGCATTGCTTTTGCCTCTATCGGTTTTATCATATCTTCAATTTGAGATAATTCTTGAAATTCTGATAATGATGCGGGAGCAATAATATCCAATGCTCTAATCTGTTCAGAAATTCCATCAAATTCTTCAATAGTATCTTTCCAGATTTCATCCGTGAGTTTATGATATTGAAAAAATTTGGTCCAATAATATTAAAATGTATCATATGACTTTTAAGATAAAAACTAAAAAGCGTTGCAGATGCTATTTTCATTATCATTTCTAAATTTTGCATATTATACCTCTTTAAATATTCTCTAAATCAATTTCAAAATATGGTTTTCCTAAACTTGTTAAATATTTTGTAACAGGATATCTTTGTGATAATTTTTTCCAAGCATTAAATGCATCATTTGATAATGAAATGTCACTTCTAAAATATTTATATCCAAGTTCTTTAGTTTTCTTAATTGCCATATCATAAAGAGTTTGTCCTAAACCTGTTCCTCTCCATTCTTTTTCTGTATCAACACTCTGTATTATAACTAATTGACTGACTTTATATGTTTTTGGTGGCGGAAAAAGTTTTTCTCTAATAGTGCATCCAATATGACCGGCATCACGACCATCAAAATATGAAAAAATAAAAAACCCAGTTGCATTCATTTCAGTTTCAAATTTAATTTTTTTAAAATCAACATCCCTATTATTAAACTGTTGATAACCAAAATCTGGTGATTCATTTATTTTATCTGAAATATTCTCTAAATCGATATACATTCCCCAATCATGATTCTTCTTAACTTTTCCTTCTCTAGCTAAACTATTCCATACCCGTAATGCATCTGATGATTGTGGCATACCACTTATAATTATTTTTATTCCGCGTTGTTTTGCATTCTTCATAGCAGCATTATATAATAATTTTCCATAACCTCTATTACGATAGATAGGATCAATATCAACGTAGGTTATCATTTCTGTTTTTTCAATAGGAACATCAAATGACCAGTCCAAATCATCGTTATCAAAATCCATAGGTGAACTTAAATAAATCTCTCCTTTAACCCTGTTGTTGATAAGCAACTCTGTTTTTGTTTTTGGACGCGCCGCACTTCCATAATATAATGATTTTGTTTTTACAATATTACCGATATCTTCATTTATTTTATTTGGAACATCTTCCAAATCTATTCTAAAATACTTATCACCATCAAATGCTTTTACTTTTGTTACATTATATCGTTGACATATTTTCTTCCATGCTTTATTGGCATCTAATGATCTATCGAAATCACTAGTTATAAAATCATAACCAGCTTTCTTAGCTTCTTGAATAATCCGATCATATAGCATTTGACCCAAACCGGTGCTTTGCCAAGTTTTTGTTTGTGTATTATGTAATTTACTTAAAGTTATTTGAATTCCTTTTCCAATTGTTGCATCTTTTGGAATAGGTCTTGCAACTATCAAACCTTCATAATTTCCATATATACTATCACCACTTGGTCTATTATATCTATTCTCTTCAACTGCTTTTACAATAATTCCATCTTCATTATGAATAACAACCCATTTCAGTTTAGAAATTTCTTCTTCTCTGTTGTTGAAGATTTTATACCCATAATCTGGCGATTCTTTAATTCTCAATCTTTTTTGTTTTTCTGGTATAGTCATTCTATATCTATTTTTAATTTTTAATACTGTAAATCTTTTGGAAAGTCTTTCCCAAGCAGACCTTGAATTTTTATTTAAGCTAACATCACTCCATAAATATTTTCCACCAACACTTCTAACCGCAATAATCATTTTTTCATATAATATCTGTCCTAAACCAGTTCCTCTCCAATCATTTGGTATACTAGCAACGGTAATAAACCACGAATTAACTTTAGATTGATCTTCCCCTTCAATTGTAATACATAAAGAATCTTTTATAGCTTCAATAACTCCTAATGGATATTGTTGATTAATACTATCATCAGAATTTTTATAAATTGTGATAGCTATTAATGATGCTTTAACCTCATATCTAAATTTTAATTGTTCTAATTCCTCGTCTCTGTTGTTGAAGGTTTTATATCCAAAATCCGGCTCTTCAAATATTATTGATTCTTTTAAAGGAACTTTACTAAGATCAATCTCATAACGATTTTTCATCGCTCCCCTAATTTTTATTTTCAGTAATCTCACTGGATATCGTTGAGACAATCTTTGCCACGCTTTATTTGCTTCATCTGACCTATTTGTATCTGAACAGAAATTTTCAAAACCATTTTTCTTTGCGTATGCTATACCCTTTTCATATAACAACTGCCCCAATCCTGTCCCTTTCCAACGTGGTTTAATTTCTATAGATTCAACTATTACTTCTGAATCTGGTTTATATTTAAATAAATTTATAACCCCCACATCATCATTTTTATAAAAAGCAGTAATATTACAATATTCTCCAAGATAATTACTCTCAACTTCTTTAAATTTTATTTTCTTAATAGCTTCATCTCTGTTATTAAATCTTGTATAATTAAAATCTGGAGATTCTTTAACAAGTAAATGATCATTTAAATGATAATACTGATCATCTTTGTGTGGAACGTATGATTTTTTTATTTCCCATGGTGCTTTTAAAAATGATGTGGAGGTTCGATAAATGAAAATATCATGAATATTAAATACTACATTTGGTATTTTTATAAATTTATCATTTTTATAGTTATATCTTTCATATTTTCCGAATGGAATATCAACATCGTAACATTCTTTTCCTAACCACACTCTTACCCAATAATGAAAACTTTCTTTATCTATAATACTTACTTTTGCATCTGGAATATCTTCTTCTATGACATAACGAATCGTCCGTGCAATATAATCACAAATACCCATTCCACCTCTCCACTTATCATATTCCCGTTGAACTCTTCGCACAATTTCTGGCTTCAATGCTACAAGAGCATTTTTAAGTGGCTTATCGTTATATAATTCATTTATAAAATTTTCAATAATCATTATATTTTGTCCAAATCAACTTGATAATATTTCATTCCTGATTTGCTTGTTACAAAAGTTATTGGGTATCTCTTCGATAATCTTTTCCAAGCATTTTCTGCATTTACTGATCGTTCTGTATCTGACCATAAATATTTACAACCTTTTTCTTTTGCATAATGAATTGCTTTATCATATAACATTTGTCCAAGACCGGTTCCCTTCCATTCATATTCAATATCACTTCTCCTAACCATACCAATTGAATAATTGAAAGCTGTTTTATCATATAAAATATGTATATAACCAATTTGTTCTAAATCCAGCATTGCCATAACTTCTAAATAAGTTCCACCACCACTATTACGAGTAACAACACAGTTAAATTTAACATTTTTTAATTCTTTATCTCGATTATGAAACATCGAATAATTGAAATCTGGTGATTCATTAAACATTTTTATTTTAATAGGAACAAATTCTTTTCCTGTCCATTCATATTTCTTATAATTACGTCCAGAGCCACAATCAACTCGTATAATTGGATAAACCTTTTCTGTTTGTTTTGCAATTTTTGTTAACAATGGTTCCATTTCTTCCAATTCTGAATATGCTGATATAATACAACTATCATTAAAAAATGATATATGCATCCAGCCACGTTGCCATGCATCACTATAAGATTTAAATCCTTTTTTCTTTAAAGTGTCCCAATGTCCAGACCCATAAGGATTAGGAATAAATTGACCAGATGGAAGAAGCCAACCATCTTGTTTAATGTTTTCTGTTATAACTGATTCATTAAACTTATTACGATTTACCGATCTAAAATCTTTTCCATCCCATTCATATCTATTAAAAACTTTATACCATTTTTCTATTAATTTAATAATTGGAAAATTATGTTCAAGTTTTTTAGCAATATTATTAATAAATTCTATATTGTCTGAATAAGAAACTCCTATTTGCAAGTTACACACACCATGTGGATTATTAGTTCCAGAAAAATGAACCCACCCTAAATCAAAGGCTTCATCATAAGAATCTATACCAACGTTACGCAATGTTCCAAAATGCCCACTACCAAAACGATTTTCAACAAATTTGCCGTTAGGAGTAAACCAACCATCTTTTGTAATGTTCTCATTTTCTGTAATTATCGATTCAAGAACAGTATTTCTAACTTTTTTAAATGTAAAATAATCTCTATCATATCTAAATATACCTTCCGAACATTGAATATAGATATTATCAATATTTTTTGATATTCTATTTGCTCCGATTTTTACTGTTTTTTGGACTACTTGAAGACTTTGGTTTGTTCCAAATAATCCATAAGATGAAATAATACTACCGCTTCTACTATAATTATTACCAAATTGAAAATGAAGCCATCCCAATTCATAGGCATCAATATAATCCTTCAAGCCTTCTCTTCTAAGAATCTTAGAGTGTGACCATCCTTCTAAAAAAGTTCCATTGGGGAGTAACCAACCAAAATTGGTAATAGTATTATAGTTATCTAATGACTCATAAACTTTTGTATTATTAACTTGATTAAAATATCTACCATTCCATTCAAATTTTTTTGTTTTACGTTCATTGTCATTTTTTGGCCAGATAGTTAATGTCACATATGGGAAATCTTTTAATCTATTACGAACAAAAGTATCAATATTTTTGTTATCTTCTACCTCTGCATTGTCGGTATCTAATATCCCGTTATTATCCCTAATTATAAAATGAACCCATCCTTTATCGTAGGCTTCATCATATGATTTAATTTTATAATTATAAAGCGTTGAACTATGTCCACCATAACCAGTAGGATAACCATTGGGTATAAATTCGCCATTTGGGAGAATCCAACCATCGTCATCAACCTTATCCGAAACAACACCTGAATATTCAATAAGCGTTGATGACACAAGAATAGTATCAAGAATATCTTTAATTTCTTGAATTTTATTTGAATTAGGATACAGAGATTTAGATATTTTCAAACGGGTTCTATCATTTGAATTCTTATACATTTCACGGATTTGCGCTGCGGAATTTATTGATTTTCCCAATAATGAAAACTTAACGGTAGGAACTACTATAAAATATCCATGTTTAGAAAATGGTTCACATTCTTCAGAATTAATATATGGCAAAAAATATGGAGCTTCTCCATTTTTCTTATTTGGACGAGCCAAACGATCTTTATCTTTTCTGCTGATAGCAAAAATTAAAACAGTATTATTTAGATCATAATTCTTCGTGATTTCATTTGCTTTATAAGGAGCGATAACTTCTACAAACTTATCTTCTGGAATTCCAGCTTGAGAGACAAGAAATTTTTTATCATCAAACGAAAATGAACGATCCACCGTCTTTTTTGAAGACGATGCAACAAAAATATCAGCTTGAGGGAATTTTTTATTGAGATATTTATATACCGCAGAATGACCGAGATGCCACGGACTAAAAGAACCCGAATAAATTACAAGCTCTTTTCGTAGTGTTAATGCCTCAAATAAATGTCGCAATCTCATAGTAGTATTTATAAGATTATTTGTTTATAAGAAGTTTCCATTGATCCAACGTAACATCAGATGCTTTAATTGGCTCAATATTTTTAATTTTAGTTGGGTTAAAAATTATAGCAATATGTTCATCTCTTCCACCATATCCACGAACAATTTCATAATCTGCACCATGATTAACTAAAAACTTTCTTAGTTCAACAGTATTTTTTGGAGATAAGGCATCATAGTTCACACAAAGGTTAACTAAAACTTCTAATTGTAATATCCCAAGTTTATTAAGATTGTTTTTTAAATCATCAATAATATTAGAACGATGTTTTCCAATGACATATCTTTTTACAAAATCAATAACTTCTTTAAGATCAATGGTAATCTGTTTAATATCCGTTCCTTTTTCTACCGTAACTTTATATGTCGAACCACCACCTTTAGCATATTTTCTTGCAGTTTCGTAGTGATTAGTCAAATAAAGCCCCGGCCCATATTCCCATCGGCCATGCTTGGCTCCAAGCATTTCCATATGATTAAATTGTAAATTCCTCCCACCATGCCAAAAAGTCATAGTGTCGGAGGAATCTTCCAATAATTCAGTTATTTTCATACTACTATTTATAATTACCGAGGCAGTTTTTAAGATTATAATATAATCCTCGGCTATACTGCACCTGACTTTCTTTTAACATACCGCTCCCTAAAGGCAATGTTCACCACGGTCTATATCAGGAAAAGAGAGCTTAATTTAATAGACTTCATCTATTTCGCCACTTTTGAGATTCAACATGCTTAAAAAATTTATTCGCAACCGATGCATCTAAATCCAATGGTTCTTCTTTATCACGTTCTTTGCTCAACAAAATATTATAAAGATAATTTATACATTGTCCTTTTGCTCCACCTTCAATATTTGAAGTGGACAACATATCGCCAATATATAATTTTGGTTCTCCGTCTGAAACATCTACAGAAAAATTGATTCCTAAAACTTGAAAAGAATTGGTTTTATTAAAAACGGCACCGCTATTTTTAACAGCATTTTTAACTGTGAACAATATAGCTTTCTTATCAATTATAACTTCGTTTATTTTCATATTAGTATTTATTGATTAAGCAATAATTTTTCAAGTTTCTTTATAACATCTGGAAACAATTCCCATTTATATAAAATTTCAACACCGCCAGCTTTATTCCATTTACTTATATTTCCGCTGTGGTCATCAATTAAAATATTTGGTAATCCATTAGAAGAAACAGCATATTTTTCTTTATCTCTTTCAAATAAAACAGGAATATCTCCCAATCCATTTCTTTTCAACCAAATTTTCTTACCTTCAATACAAGCCTGTGTATTTGGCTCTTTGCATGGTCGTGTTAAAAAAGTAAAAGGAATATGATGACTAATAAACCAATTTAACAATGCTTGTCCATTTGGTTCAAATTCTAAATTAATATAAAATTCTTTAATATCAGCATTATCTAATACATTATGCCAGTATTCATTATCCCATCCAGCCGCTTTATGCTGTTCCATAGTTATATGATTGTAATCTACAATACCCTGATCACAATTAGCAATCACCCCATCTAAGTCCAAATAAACATGACCAATTTTAGATGTTTGTTTCAATTCGGTTATCTTCATTTAAATTTTATCCTTGTGCCTTTCCAAAAATTCTTCATCTGTTTCAATTTTAAAATGAAATAATTCAACCGCAATTTGTTCATGTAAATATAATACATTATCCCTAACTTCTTTATCGGGATGAAATATTGCTACAATTCTCATTGAATCTGCAAAATGATGAACATAATGAACTGTTAAATATTCCAATTCATCAACTGCTTCATCCAACAGTGTTTTATCAATAGGAATCTTTTGCATATAAGACTGTTTTGCAGGATCAGCATCAATCTGACATACGCCGCGCATATATCTAACACATTTTTTAACTGCATTTGTTTTAAAATCTGGCGCTCTTAATCCACTTAACAAAATACTTTGCATCTTTAATCCAACAGTGGATACCCATGGTTGTAATACAAACATAACCTACTCCTTCATTTTCTTATATAACTTTAAAAGTTGTTCATTATGAATTAATGCAGAATAATGTGCATCTGTGCTAATATCATAATATTCTGGTCTTGTTTTCCATAAAAATTCTTTAATTTCTTCTGGAATATAATACTTACCAACCTCTGCTTTAGAGAAATCATATTGTTCTTTGGGTTTATCGGCACCACAGTTATCACATATTGGATGATCATATCCATCACGCATATAACACCGTTTATGTTCACATGGTTTAATATTTTCTACAGGATTAGTCCATTCCCAACCTGCATTTGGATGATTATAACAAATGTATGAAGTATAATAGTTATCATAACTTACAGGTTGTTTACAGTCCTTACAAATTCTATGCGGCAAGTTCTTTGCCGCATAGTTAGAAGTATCATTTTTGTTAATCATATTTACCTTTATGGAATAGTAATATTTCCATTATTTACATTTTCTTTTTCTTGGACTTTCTTATCCAAATATTCTTGAAATGCTTTCATATCTGGTTTAGCTGTGTTGATACAAGAAAGATCGTTTACTTCATCTTTTCTTATAGCAATTCTTGGAGTTAAATGTGGATTTATATCCAATTTCAATCCCATGCTATTATAAAGAGCAGTTGGATCACCCGGAAATACAAATGTTCCACTATGATTGAGACGAATTGTTGGATCGGCAAAAATGTCAATTCCTAATACTCTACTCTTTGCACAAAAATACCAATCTTCAGAAAGCATTTCCCGGTTCTCATCTTGACTAATTACACAATCAAAGAAAGTATAACACCATTTATTATATTTTGGATCAAGACCAATATTATTAGTAAATTTTGTTTGTGGATACGCCGCCATATGCTTTTCAAATACTTCTCGTTTAATAAGCATAAATCCTGTTCCTAATCTACTAACAGGAATCAAACCATCCGTCATTTTTACCTGACCAGCTTCATCGACTGCTTCTGGACTTACATTAACAACAAAATCTGGCGGAATAGATTTCTTTGGATACAATCCTCCAATAATATCTTTATCGGCAAGAACAAGTTTAAAAATATGTTCTGGTTCAAATCCAATATCACTATCAATAAACATTAAATGAGTTGCTACAGCATTATCGAGAAATTTCGCTGTGAGATGGCATCTTGCACGTTGTATAAGTGACTCATTCGACATCGAATCGATTGAAAATGGCATTCCAATTCGTTGGGCGTAAATAGCAAACTTTACCATACCAGTCATAAGTGATTCGTGACACATTCCACCATACATAGGAAGTGAAAATTGTATATGTTGTTTACGAAGAAATTCTACTTGCTCTTGTGTTATATTCATTATAGTTCCTTTATAATTTTTAAGATTTTGTCTTTTATATATTCTTTGTTTTCATTCCAATCTGTTTCCCAAATACAAGCCACTAATATGTTTTTCTCTTCACATCGGCTAATCTTATATTTGTCTCTGTTCCATATTTCTTTAGCTGTAAGTTCTATATTTTTATTATAATCAGTTGCTTCATATATAATTGGATTCATATGCCAATAATCTCCTTGAAATTCAATGGCAAATTTTTTATCTGGTATATAAAAATCTAATTCAAGTGGTTTTATTTGAGTTCTATCATGTAATTTAAAAATTATATTGTTATCATTTAACCATTCAGAAATTTCAATTTCATAGCTATTGCCATAATCAGATTCTATTCCATATTTTAACATATATCTCTGTAATGTTCCAAATCTAATATTCAAGGCAATAGATAGTTTAACTTTTCCAACCAAATCCACACGTTCTTTTAAAATAATAGGATCATTTAAAATTTGTATGGTTTCTTCGGAAAATTTTCTTTGAGCACCATTTGAAACATTATATCGTTCCATACATGTATTAATAGATTTTTCTTTCATAGATGGCAACAGTGTTGTCCACGGAACTTCATATCGTTCCATACAAGTATTAATATATTTTTCTTTCTGTTTCTCTGATTGTGACGAATATGGAAAACCACATCGTTCAATATTAGTGTTTCTTGTTTTCTCCAAAATCTCTTCTAAATGTGCAACACGATAATCTTGTAATGCTCCTCTAACATGAGGTAATTGCAAACCAGAATTCACTCCATATCTTTCTTGACAAGTATTTTTATTTTTATTTTTTACTTCTGATGATTGTGGTGCCCAATCACATCCAAATTTATTTTGATTTGTTTCTATTTTCTTTTGTTGTATATCGGGATGTTGACTTGGATTTTCTACCTTCCATTTATTTATAAAAGATTTTTTTCTTTTTTGTTTGGCTATTACCGAGCGTTCCTTCCATGAATCAGATTCTATAAAATTTGTATGACATGGACAAAACGTTTTTACATTGCATCTTTCTGAAAATCCACGTTGAATATTATAAAAATATTTTTGTCGTCCATTTGGACATAACGGAGATTTATATGGATTTAAAGCAATATATATTATTTCAGCCGTGTTTCTACATACTTCTAGTTTATCTGGTGGGACTTGTGCAACAACCCAATCCCAAAGATTAGCTTTTTTAAGTTTATCAGATATTCGTGTAACATTGTTATTAACTATTTCTAAAACTTGTTCTCTAATATCTTCCATTCATTTTCCTAGAAACTTACTTTAATACTATCAATTATCCCATTTGATATATTACTGATATTAACCCGAATCCAAGCATATTGACCCTGTGCTGTAAAAAACTCATTAAGTTCAATTGTTTTACCAGATGAAGGAATGTTTGGAACCGATGAATTATAAACATAATGTAGGACAGTGGAAATATTTCCAGTGGAAGTATTTGTAATAGAAATAGGAATCCATGCCGTAGAACATGGGTCACGATCAAGGGTGGCCTCAAACATAATATCGGCTGTTGTGTTAATCGTATGAATCTGTATGGTATGAAGACCAGAGGCACGATGAACTAAACCATCACCCTTCACCGGTTCACTTATATAACTAGTCTGTTTAGTTGGCTGGTCTTCCACACTTCCACCAAAACTTAACCCACTAACTAATACTTCCCCATAGTCTGTTTTATTTCGCATTATTACTCCATGTTCAAAATGTTCCCTTTCAGGGAACAACTTACTAATATATTACCTAGCTCTTTCAGCAAAAACTTCTACAATAACCGAATCATTATTAATTAATCCTTCAACTGCTTGTTGTAAAGTAATCAATTCATCACCAATTAATATAGATGGAAGTTCTTTTGTATCATTTGTTGTTATTCTACTCATTACAATCGTCACTTTTTCTTCAATAATTTTTGCCATAATTTTTCCTTATATTAAAATATGACTACGCTATAACTTCAACTACTACAGTTGGATCATCAACTAACCCTTCAACTGCTTGTGTTAATGTTTCGAGTTGATCTGAATTTAATACATTTGTCTCAGCACTCTGATCATCTGTTTTTACCAATCTACTAAGAACAACTACATACTTCTCTTCAATTACTTTTGCCATAATTCTCCTTTATATATTTTATTATTCAACATCTTCTTTTAATTCATCAATAGATTCTTGTAAACTTTCTGCCATAATATTATGTAAATCTCTAATATTACTACTGCTGTTTCCAACAAACCAAGCAGGAAAATTTTTTATTATTACAAATACTTGGCTTCTTACTGCTTCGTGAAGTTGTGCATGATTCATTTAATTTCCTTTTTTGTAATTACCCATTCACCTTCCCATTTTATATCAATAGTATCATCCCACATTGCTTCTCGTTGTTCACTCCAACTTGCACACCACTTATTTCCATCCTTGTCTATAGTTGCTGGTAAATCTTTAACTGGGTCTTTTGGATTTAAATGATTTGTGTAGAATCTATTGGCCTCATGAAGACAATCTGCGACACCATTACCGACATAAATATTCGACGTTTTCTTTTTAACCCACTTAAAAAAAGCATCCATATCGACTTTAATTTCTACATCCAAACTAGCTTGCCGAGTTTTTTCGTTAGTCTCAGTGCATTTTTCCAAAGACCAACCTGATAATTGAGAGTAATCTACTGATGCATCTGGATCATCCCACAACAAATCAGTAATGCTCATTGGATGAATGACTATTTTTCCTCCAGTCCTGACATATTTTGCTCCAACTATATCATAATAAGGTTTTTTGCTTTCATCTCTTATAAGAACTTGAAGAGAACCATCATAATAAGCGGGTAAAGATTCAACATATAAAATATCCGCATTATTCACAGATACTTCAACTTCACCTGTGGGGTCTAATGATTGCAATAATTCAATTAATTTTTTACTTTTCATAATTTACCTATTTAATGATTGGACTTGGTATAATAACTTTAACCATCTTTTGCTTAATGATTAGATTATCGTTTTGCCAATCTAGATTGATGACACTATTATTATCGATTTTTCCATTCAACAATTTTACACTCAATGGATAATTGATAATGTCTTCAATAATACCAGCTATCTTTCGAGCGCCATATTCACTGCCATTATTTAGTTTTAAAATATGCGAAATAAGTTCTTCACTTGGAACAATTCGAATATTTTTTGAAGAAATCATCTTACTAATATCATTGATTCTTTCAATTACAATGCGGCGATAGCTTAGATCATCCAAAGCAGAAAATTCAATAATACCGGTCATACGCCCACGCATTTCTGTAAGGAAAAACCCATCGACTGCTTTAGAAGAGGCTGACTTTCCGGTTTTTTCTGGTCCAAATCCAAGATTATTTTTTGCACCATCCTTGCTTCCAAGATTACTAGTCATAATGATAATGCAATTTTTTGCATTTGCTACTTTACCAGTGGTTCCGGTGATTTGACCGTCATCTAATAGTTGTAAAAATGTATTAAAAGTATCCGGGTGTGCCTTCTCAACTTCATCAAAAAGAACAACACTATTCGGATGCTTCAAAAGATCATTTACAAGTTGTCCTTCGCCTGTTCCACCGTCACCAAACCCAATATATCCGGGAGGAGCGCCAATCAAACGAGCAACCGCGTGTTTTTCTTGAAATTCACTCATATCATATTTGAAAAAATTCATATTCATATCTATTGCAAGTTGTTGCGCAAGCATTGTCTTACCAACACCGCTTGGTCCAGTAAACAAAAAACTACCAATTGGTTTTTTTGGATTTTTCAAACCAGCTTGACTAATAATCAGGCATTGTGAAACACGATCAATTGCCTTATCCTGATGAAATATAACATTCTTAATCCTATCTCCAATAGAGAGAATATTTTTTGATGCATCTGCATCATTGGTTTCATTCTTAACAGTAATTCCTGTCATTTCTGTAATTTCTTTAATAATACTGGCTCGATTAATGATCATTTCTTCATTATCAACCACTTTCTTACGCGCACAGGCGCTATCCAAAATATCAATTGCCTTATCTGGTAATCTCTTTTCTGGTTGATATTTAATTGTAAGTTCTACTGCTGCTTCAATTGCAGAATCTTCGATGCTTACGCTATGAAATTCTTCAACGGATGTTTTTGTTCCTTTGAGAATTGCAATAGCTTCTTTTGCAGTTGGTTCATCAACTTGAACAATACGGAAGCGACGTTCAAGTGCCTTATCCTTTGCAATGTTTTTGCGATATTCTTCCCATGTAATTGCAGCAATAACCTTTATTGCTCCACGGCTCAATACTGGTTTAAGCATAGAAGATAGACTCATTCCCATTTGTCCACTACCTTCACCAGATGTCATTTGATGTGCTTCATCAATAAACAAAATGGCATTTGGTTTTTCAACCAATTCAGCAAGAATATCGCGAATTTTTTCTTCAAAATCACCACGATATTTACATCCAGCCATCAAGGTGCCGACATCTAGACCAAAAATTTCTTTATTTAGTAAAGTCTTTGGAACCAAGCCATTATTGATACGTTGTGCAAGACCTTCAATAACAGCAGTCTTTCCAACACCGGGTTCACCAATCAGCAATACATTACACTTTTTACGCTTGTTCAATGTATGTGCAATTGTAAAAATTTCTTTATCCCTACCAATTAGGGGATCAGTTGTAGTTTTTGCTTTTTCAGTTAGATTAACGCAATATTGTGCCAAAGCATTTTCGTTTGTTTTTCCAAACGGGTTTCCTCCCATAGAAGTTGCATTACCCATTGCTATTCCTTTCTGTAATGTAAGAATATTTTCGCGAAGTTCCATCAACATATCTTGTGTAATTCCATATTTTTTCAAAAAATAACTGGCATAAGATTCATCAAGAAGCCACAATCCCATCAAAACATCAACTACATCCATATCTCTATTTTCTTTTTTTGTATAATTATTAATAGACTCAAACAAACCTGTTAATTCGGCTGTCAATTGACCTGTCATGATATTTTTATCGGCATTTGGAATCTGATTCTTTAAAAATTTTGATTTTCCTTTAATATTATCCAATATTTCCGTATTCATTTTGGTAGTTTCAATACCTTTAGATGTAAAATATCGCTGTATAGCGGAACTCTGTGCAATGACAAAAAGCACATGTTCAGTTGTAATAATTGTTTGTTCTAAACTAATTGCAACACTAAAGCTCATGTCAATAATGTTCTTAATAAGTAGCGAACTCGGATTAATTTGTTCCATTTTTGTCCTCAATTAAATTGTATCAGAGCGAACCATGGTTGTCAAATAATGGAACCAAAAAATTGAATATATAATGGATTCCTTTTCTTTTCAATACGATCCAGCGACCCTGCCCCCTGCACTTTGAACATTTTACCATTTTTTGTTTTCTTTGGAATTTTTACTAAAATTTTTTTTCTATCTGGTCCTGTGATTATATATTCTCCTCCAAAATACATTTTCCAAAATGGAACCCATTCTTTCAAAATAAGCTGATCACCAATAATTGAAAAATTATATGGTATATCAATATATATTTTTATATATACATTAACATTTTGAATAGTCTTAATTGTTAAATTGCGATATAAAAGAGTTTGTTTATTTTTTACACCGGGAGGAATAGTTAACATTATATAACATCCAGAATCATCTATTGTGAAATATCTTTCTGCTCCGTGTATTGCTTCTTTCAATGTAATAGAAATTGATGTGTGATATTGGTTTTTTGTATAAATAAATTTTTGTGCTATTTCATATTGTTTTTGTAATTCTTGAAATTTTTCAGTGGATTCTATATCTGTTGGATTATTATCAGGATGAATAATTTTTGCTAACCGAATGAAATTAATGTGTAGTTGTTCGGGTGTTATTTTTTCATTCATTATTTATAATCCTCCATTTCAAGTTTTAAATTGTTTTTCTAATTCTGATTCCTCTTTAACTATATATTTTATACCACACACAATACCATTATAATATTTTTTGGTTCCATCTAATAATTTAGCTCTTAATGCATCATTCATTACAAGTTGTTTTGTTTCTCCCCAAGCTAAGGTAGATTTACATTCATGCAAACTAATAATATCAAATTTAAAATTTTCTTTACCAAATTTGTCAATATCTTCATTAAGTGCTTTTGAACTACCAGTATATTTCTTCCAATCCGACTCTTTAATTATCTTTTTTCTATTCTTTTTATTTTTTACTATCTTACGAATAGAACTCCAGAAAAATTTTTTTCCGATATAAGATTTACCTGTAGGTATATATGTAATTTTGTATACAAAACCAACAAATTGTTTTGGATCAAATTCTTTAAAAAATTGCCAATGTCCAATGTCTTCCATGGAAGTATTTATCATTTTTATATAAACGGAATTTTCTTAAAAACAAATATTACAAAACCTCTGGTTTCTATCAATAAAAAGAAAAGCGAAGCGAAATGAGAATATAGTTGTCAAACGAGCAGCGAAGCAGCGCAGTGCAGACAACTATATAATCTCTTTACATAAAATACTTGCGAAGCAAGTATTGTGCGAAGCACAGGGCGAATGCCCGCCAAAAACAAAAATCGCTTGGTTCACACACCTCTATTCATCTTTTGTTTTTAATAAATTTAAATTTTTAAATTATTTTTATTTAAAATATAAGAGGACTTTTATTATATTTGATGGGTGTAATCGAATTGCTTCGCATTTCGCTTCCACCCCCGCCGCCTAAAGGCGTCGAACTTTTAGTTTTCTTAAAAGCGCGTTGGTTTTTATATTTAAAAAATAGTTTATTTTTAAAGACAGAAACGCCCCAAGGCGTCAATGTGTAAAATAAGATGATTAACGTTAATCATCTTCAAAGTTCCAAACCTATTATTCCCTCGTTATCCAAATCCTCTTTTTGGGCCTTTGGCGATTCAATAATGTTGTGGCGGTCGTGTTTTACCACAATATCTGAGTGCTCAGAATGTTTGACGTTTTTGTTTCCACAAACGCAACTATCAAAATAGACTTTGGATATAATGATAGTTATGTGGGGATTACATTGTTTTACCCCTCGTTTCTAGCCTTTAACTCAGCCCATGATAGGCAACTTTGTTAGGTTGGCTTTACCTAATTGTTCTCAATCAACGAGATTGTGCAAATTTGACGAAATTTGTAAATATACAATCATTATTGTGCTTTAAAACCAGATTGATGATATTTATCGATTAAATAATTACTCAAGCCGAAATCTTGATTATAACCATAATTTTTTAAAAATGTTTTGTTTGAAAATATAAGTTCGGTTTCTATTTTATTCAGTAAAAATTTAGATTTAACATTATCGTGAATTACTTCAAAAGAAAAATTATCTATACCCTCGCTTACCATTGATTTGTATAAAGGGTGTTTAGCATAGTAAAGATGTTGTTTCCATCTTGAATAATCTGTATATATCGTTTTTCCAATATATACTTTGTTATTTTTTAAATTTAAAATACAGTATATCATACCATTTATAGATTTATCATTTGAACAAGTTTGAACACCTTTTGATATATTATAACCAAAATTAGGATCAAAAGTTTTATTATTACAAATATAATTTTTTTCTGATTCGTTAAGAGCTAAAGAAGATTTAATATTATTTTCCATCATCTCAAAACGAAAATTATCTATACCTTCTAATATCATTGCTTTATATAAAGGATGATTAACTACAGAAAGATGTTGATTCCATCTATTAGTTGGATTTTTGCCGATTGTTTGTCCAAAATACTTTTTTCCATTAGTTTTATTTGAAATTTTATAAATCTTACCACAAAACATAATTATATACCTAATTGTTTTTAATTATTTGAATACAACCATTTATGTAGTTTTATTGTTACATAGAGTTAATAACATGTCAAGGAAAATAAAATAAAAAGATGGTTTATTAATAAACCATCTTTTTATAATATTAGAATCCAAATTGTTGCAGAGTTGTATTTTCAGGAATTAGATTTTGTGTTTTTGCTTTGTTTAATTCACCAATCAAAGTTACTTTATTTACGACTGGTTTCATCTGTTCAATGGATTGTGCGGCAGCGGGTGTGACAGCGACATTAATTGTTGTGAGATATGTGCTGAGAATAACGGTTGCTGTTGCAATTGTTGCTAAAACACCTTTTGCAATCATTAAACTATTTGCATTTTTAATTTGTAATGCTGCAAGAAGTGCCGAAGAATCTGTTGTTGCAAGATCGCTTACAAGACTTGAAATTTGTGCTAACAAAATAGGCGAAGGATTTGCCAAATATTGATTTGATACGGCAGTTAATAGTGTTCCATCTGTTTGAATAGTTGTGACATATTTTTGAATAATAACAGCATCATCAGGATCAAAAGATGCTACGTTTGCTGCTAAAGAAGTTGCATCATTAACAATAACCGGTGCCCATGTTGCAATATTTTGAACAACTGTATTGATTTTTGCTTGAGATACAGTGCAGCCAGTTGGTAAAGTCATTAATAGACCACTAAGAATAGCGACTATTGGTATTTGAAAAAATTTCATATATTTAACCTCGTTTTATTTATCTTTTAAAATCCCATTGTATTAAAATCCTATTGCATACCAATTAATATTAGTATGTGAACTTCCTGAACCACCGCCATTAAATCCCGTAGTAGTTATGGAGCCACTAGTGACATTTGGTATAATACTGGCACCACTAGTATATACTTCTGATACTTGAATATTTATACTGGCTGCATTTGTAAATGGAATTGGAAAAGTAAAATTAGTGCCACCTACTCCTCCACTTAAAACACTATTATTCCATTGCATAATTAAACCAAACGGTAACATTACCCAATGTCCATTCACGTTTGATCCAGATTCTTCAAATATACTAACATTAGACCATGTAGTAGTTCCATCACCATTTGATAAAATAACAGAATTTTCAATTCCATTTGTTGTTGGCATACTAAATTGACCAGCAGTTCCATAATTTAATGTGGTGCTACCTTTTATATTAGCTGTGTTTTCAACAACTAATAAGTTAACATCAGTTGCTCCAGAATTTAATACACCAAGAGTTGAAATTCCTGTTACTCTTAATGTGCTGGAAACATTTACGGTATTCAAAGTAGAATTACCGACAACATTTAATGTTGAAATGTTAATTGTTGTTCCGCTAAGTGTAATATATGATGCTGCTCCAACACCAGAGCCATCATTATATAAAAATTGACCAGATGATCCGGGAATACTAAATGGTGGAAGATTTTCATAATTTGCTGCATATATTGTTCCATTAATAAAAGTATTCGAACCATTTACAGTAAGATTGGCATTTATTACAGCTTCATCATTAACTAAAAGATGATCAACTGATGCTGTAATATTACCACCAAAAACAGTAATAGCATTTGAACCAGCAAGACTTGTTCCATTATTATAAATAATTTGTCCAGATATACCGGGAGAAGATGTGGCCGGAAGATTTCCATAACTATTAGCTATAATTCTATTAAAATAAACAGTTCCTTCTATATTACCATCTATCATTGAATTAAAGGCTTTAATATTTGCAAATGTTGTGCTATTAGTTGCAATCATAACATTTCCACCGGCAACTTCAACAATAGCATTATCAAAAGTATCAGGATACATAGTAATTTGGTCTGCATTTCCCAACGTTATTTCTGAAGCATTATATATTCCGCTTTCAATAATAGATGGAGCCGATTCTGGATTTGTAACAAAATTTAAACCCGGTCTAATATTTCCAAAACCAACAATATCTGGATTTGTTAGCGTAACGGAAGAAACAATACCAAGTAATTCATTATTAGCATATAAATCTAAATAATAAATATTTCCATTATTAGTCTGTAAACTTTGAACTATAAATCCTTCTTTTACACCACCTTGATTGATTGGACCAATAACAATCCATGCTGTTCCATTCCATAAATTTAATTGTTGATTAATATTATCATACCATTCATCACCTTCTTGTGGATTAAGTGGTGCAGTTGCACTATTAGTGATGACACTTATTGCTTTAAATTGGGTTCCACTCCAAAAATTAAGGACATTAGAAACAGTATCAAACCAAATTTGCCCTATTAATGGATTTGTTGGTGGGGTGCTATCGGCAAAATTTTCTGTCATATGAACAATATTATTATCGAGTATTGTTCCATATCCTACATAATTTTTGCCAGTTAAATTTAACCCACCATATGAAGAAACTAATTGGGTATCTGGAACTGCGGTTAAAATATTTCCATTGGATAAAGTTATGGTATACATTTTTTAATTTCCTTTAAATTGACAATGATGATAATGTGCTAATTCTTAAAGTATATCCAATATCTATAAGTCGATTAAGACTCTTAATAATAGGAGAATATATCACATGTGTAAGAAGTTGACCATTATAACTAAATAAACCGAGTTCATCAAAAGCATATTGGGTATTAATATCATTAGAGTTATCATAACTTAATTGATCAGCGGGTTCACCATAATCTAATCTACAAACAATAACAACATCTGTGTATGCTTTTCCGGGAGTATGACTATATGTAATTTTGTTATTAATAGGATCAATGTCTGCTGAAAATTGATTGTTAACTACTTTACTATATGTTTGATTATATAGTTGGGCAGTGGCACCAACTGTGTTTGGGGGATTGTATGTTACAATTCCACTAGCATTAACCGTAGTTCCTCCATTACCAAAATTCATAGTATAGATGAAACCGGGATTTGATGGATCAAGAGGTCCACCTCCTAAACTTTGTGCTAAGGCTACAGAAAAATTTTCAAAATGGATTCCATTTTCGCCATCAAACAAAACTTCTTTTGTTATAGCATCGGTTATTTTTACGTATCCTTTAATATCAAATCTAACATTTGAGTCTTGTTGATTCATTATTTCATCCTCTGACAAACAACTGTTTTTATATTCGTTATTGCAATATTATTAACCGATGTTTTTTCACTAACTACTATTTTTAGATGTTCATTTATTTTAACACTTGTTAAGTCTTTCATAATATTATTTATCTTCTAAAATGGTGTTACTGGTGGTAAACCACCTAAGTTTACTAACACTGATGAAATTGTTGAATTGGTGTTTTGTAAACTAGTATTAGCTAATGGATATGTATACCAACTAGCAGTTCGTGGATCAACAAATGCTAAATTTTGAATATCATTTGTATATGAAGAACTTATTATTCTTGAACCAATATTATGAATTTCTGGGACACCTGTTCCAGATGTTCCTCTAGTTAATCCAGATAAAGTATTTCCAATTCTATCAATATATAGATATGTAATACATTCTTGGTTTATAAAAATTTGTCCACGAACATTTAATAATGCATTATTTGATATGTTAGCGGTGCTACCAATAATTGGAGTAATAAAAGGTGTGGTGTTGGCAACATTAATTGTTGAACTATTGGCATATAGATTACTAGTAATAATAGAAACCGAATTTGAATTAACATCATAATATGTAGTTGGTCCAGTAGCAAATATTTGAACATTGCTTCCCGGAGCAGCAACAATACTTAAAACACCAGTATCAATTGCCCATGATGTCGAAGGGATTGCAACACCATTCACTAATATGCTTGCAGCAGCGGCGTCTAAAAAAGACCATGGTAAATTAATTTTTGAGTTACTCGTTGGCATAGTAAATGTATAATATCCAGTTGGACCAACCATAATAGTTGGTTTAAATAAAGAAAAACTAAGAATATTTGCATTGGCATTAGATGTATTACTTTGATATACTTGAATGTATAAAGTATCAAATATTTGTCCGGGTATATATTCTTCTGGAAAATTATTAGTAATACTATCAACAAAATTATCATCTTCAACAATGATATCGGCTATGCCACAACCTAAATTTGCGTCATTGAAAGAACTATATATGGTATTGGTAATTTCTGTTTCTGGAATATGTATCGCTGTCCCATTGATAATTTTAAAATCACCAAACTGACCATAAAATGGGTCTTTTCCATCTTTATTGGCCCCAATAGTAAGTAATGCAGGACTGTCATAGCGTTGTATATTTGAATTGCTTATTGTATTAGTAAGAACTTGTGATGGAATTGCGTTGAATGCTGGAACTGGAGCACTTTGTAATTGTCCATCTAAGAACAAATAAAATTGATTTTGGCTTCTTTCCGCACTAATAAAATGTTGAGTGTTTTCAGTTATAGCTTCACCCAAAACTTGAAATAATACTTGTCCTATTTCAACTATTGTGTTAGATGTGTTTATATTTACATTGGATAATGAAATAGAACTACCAGATATAGATAATTGTAAATCATTTAATAATTCGCCATTATAAAATATTTTATCATTATTTGAAATTGGAATTGGACTAGTAAATACATTGCTATTACCACCAACAACAAATGGGGATATTATTTGAATTGCATATGAATTTAAATTTCCATTTTCTATAACCGTTAAAAATCTGGTGCTAGTATATAAGTTTGCAGCAGGAGATTCATTGTTTGAAATTTCAAACAATGTTTGTGTTGGTTGTATTATTGGAATAATATTTCCAGTAGAAATAAAATCAACACGACATGAGCCATTTCCAAAAATAACTGGACCACCAGTTCCAGAAAATACAATTTGAACAACCCCTTCATTAAATAATCCGCCGCCATATGTTAAGTTAAAAGCAATAGTGACTGTTGCAGGAATATTTGGAACAATGATAGGAACACCTAAGCCATTGGAATTTCCGGCTGGAGGAATACCATCCCAAGTTACATTTGTATGAACTACATTATCTGGATTTAATGAAGCATCGCCTGTGGAATATATGTCATAGTCTGTTGTGTTATATCCGTTAACAACTAATAATGTTCCGGGAATATTCGTTAATAATATTGAAGTTACTTCTCCAACACCAGAATCAGGTCCACCAACAGATGCTTCGTTGCATGTAATAGTTGCGGTTAAATTAGTTCCAGCTATATAATTTAAAATTGAATTTGAACCACCTCCATTGCCATACGGATTAGCGGTAAAATCAATATTGACAGATGAACTAACGGATGGCACAATAATTGGAATTCCAATTCCATTGGCATTTCCAGCAGGAGGGGTTCCTTCCCAAGATACATTTGCATAAGCCCAACCAAAATTATTACTAATTAATCCAGTATAAACATAACTTTCCTCTGGACTAGGAAATGCACTAACAACCAACTCATCTCCAATAATTGGAAGACTAATAATAGGTAGTGGTCCATATCCATCAATACTACCAACAGTTGTATCTCCTGCTGTCATTGGACATATATTATCAATAGCTGTAATATTTGCAGTGGTTGTTATATTTGAAAATGATGTTAGAGGGCTAACTGGAACTGGTTTAACAAAAAATTCCACAGTGAAATCATTATAATTAAAATTATAATCAATATCTCCAGTCGCTCTGATATAACTATTTGTGCTCATATTATCCTTGATTTAAAGTAGCTGCTAAAATTTCACTATCTTGTGGATCATTTAATGAATTTAAAGTGGAACTGTCGATTACAAGATTAGCACCATAATTTACTAATTGTAATTTTTTCTGATTCCATGATAAATCACTTATTAGTGTTTGTGCATTTATAGATTCAAAAGTAATATTAGTTTTACTTTCATTTATAAAACTTTCAAAACCCCATAACAAAGGAGTATATGCAGGTAATAAATATGGATCAACACTAATTGATCTTGGAAACGCTTGTGTTGGAACAGTAATATTTATGATGCCGGGAATATATCGATTGTAAGATTTAGTAAGCCGAATTTCATCCATATATCCGGAACTTATATTTCCACCGGAAACATCTGCACCAAATGTTAAATTTGTATCGGAAAAATTATATGTAATATTTGCAGTTCCAATTAATTGTCCATTCATATAAGCATATAGATTTCCATTATTACCTTGAATTGTGATATATTCCCAATCATTGATAGTAAATGGCAAAGATGTTGTTGATATAATAGCAGTATCAGTATTTGAACCAATACATAGATTTCCATAATTACTAAAAACAACAAGTCCACTATCGCTGAAAATATTGTTTCTGGTATCTAACATAACCGCAACATTGTTGGTTAAATTACTAAAATTCATAAAGAATTCCAGAGTAAAATTATTTGCGTTTATACTTAACGAATCTATGTCTGGACTATTTATATTTGCAATAATATATTGATCTATTGTTGCATTAAACACACCAGCGGTATTTCCAAAACGAGAATATTCTGAACTTAAAGAAGTGTCACTTATTAATTCAGGTCGCCATGATATGTTTAAAGATGTCTGACCAGCAGTAGAATCATTGGAATCAAAAATAGTTCCAGTTGGAACACTATATGAACCAACAAAAGGACCATTTTTCAAAAATACTTCTGGATATACTGATGAAGAACCAACTCTATTAAAATTAATAGTAGTTTCAATTTTACGAACTAAATTATTTTCAAGTTCTGGATAAATTGTTGCTGGAATTATAGCATTTGAATCAATAACAGTTATTGTTGGAGTATATATAAAATTATTTCCATTATCTATAACAGAAATAGATTCTATTCCAAAAGAGATACTAAAAATAGCTCCTGCTCCATTGCTATTGGCAGATGAAATAGAAACGTTTGATATATTAGAAGGAACTGCTGTATATTCTTGATTTTGTATTGGTAGCAAAGTAAAGTTACTAATTGAATTTCCATTAGCAATATTTACATTGGTAATTTGTATAGCCGCAGCATTGTTATATAATCCACCAACAAAATTTAAAATGTCACCATTTGAATAGTTGTTTCCAGTTGATACTATGTTTGCAGAAACAACTTGTAAACCAGTAACCTGTGCGACAACATTATTTGTTGGAATAACAATAATATTAGCCGACAAATCTAAATATCCGCTTCCCGGTCTTTCAACAAGTAAACTTCCAATTGAATAAGTATGATTATTATTCCAAAAAGAATAAATTGGTTCCTGTAGTGTAATATCATCGGATGCTATAGAACCATCAGGAGAACGAACCAAATCAACCGTATTAATAAATGGAACTTCTGGTATAGTAATATTACCATTTATATAAATCGGGGTGTTTACTCCATTTACATACAAATATTTAAGGCCAAATGGTTTAGAATTATAACATTGTCCAATAACATATGGATATGTAGGAATAGAAACATTTGAAGGAGAAACAGTTGAAAAATAAGCATATATACCCGATGGATATTCTGGAGTAACAACAAATCGTCCATTACAATCGTCCAATGTTCCAGAGTTTGGAACATAAACAAAATCTTCAATATATTCTCCGGTTGGAGAAGCATAAACAGCCATCTGTAGACCATTAATAATTGGTTGACCAGTTTTATCTAATCTTGGATTAGTAGATAATTGATAACTTGAAGTATTTACAATAATACCACCCGTTCCATTTGCATATGCATAACCATATGGGCCATATATAGGGTTTCCATCCCAAGCATATCCAATTAGTGGACTATGTGTTCCGATAGAAACATTTGCCATGACATATGGATTTGTAAGATATTGATATGCACCTTTTTCGTTTGTAAAACCTGCTCCCGGATCAAGTGATTCTTGTTGAGCTAACCAAACGCTATTTATAGTATATGAATTTTGAATATTTACATTGGCAAGTGGATTATTAATATTTCCATATAAGTATAGTGTTTCGGTTGTTCCACTGTTTGGACTGAAAAATGGAACACCATCAATGGCAACAGCGATTGGACCACCATTATCTGATACAGTATCATATTTAATATTTGTGGTTATTGGACATTTAACTAAACCAAAAGACCAATTTTGAATGTTAGATGTCATTGTTGGGTTAGCTGGAATTCCATTACTATTAATATAGTAACCACGAGAATCCAACGAAACGCCGGTGTTTCCTCTAAAAGCACTTAATGGAAGCTGAGTATTGAATTTTGGATTTGAAGTAAAATCATAAATAATGTTTGCATAATTAAAATCATATTGTGCTGGTAAATCAAAATCTACAGCGCCAACATTAGCATAATCATTTTCAGTATATGTATCACGGAATTCTCTAACTCTTGTGTGATATGGAAGAGTTTCACTAATAAAATCTTCTATAGAAGATTGATTATCAGGTTCAAATGATCCTTGAATAGAAAGATTTCTATTATTATAATCGGCAGTTACAAAACTAGTTTTAAATAACCAATCCAAATTTTGATTTTCAAATAATATATATTGTAAAATAGCATAAAAACCACCATCAGCCGCAGCAGTTAAACTATTACTTCCGATAAAAACAGTATCGTTAAGAATCTGAGTGATAAGTCTAATTTCAATATATGGATCATTATCAAATGGCTGACTATCAAACGGTTGATTATCAAAACCAATACCACTATTAGAAAAATCATATAGATTTGGTAAAAATTGAATGGTTCCGTTTTGAATATATATAGAATCAAGTTCTATAACATTGGAATCAATATCATTTGTAGCTGCTATAAAAATAATTTTATTACCATTGCCGTCATTGTTAATCTGAATAATATCCCCAACACCATAAGTGATTTGAGATAGTTCTCCTATATTATTCAAAATATATGTTGGAGTATTATTGTTATAACTAGTAGAAAACCAATCTGTATATTTCCAATTATTTGCTAAATTATAAAGTTGATATTGTGCAATTTGCCATTCTCCATTAATAATTGCAACAATGCTCCATGCTGTTGGAGTTAATGTGTCATCTTCTGTAAGTAGAATACGATAATTTTCTGGATATAAAGATGGATCAAGTTCATTTAAAACTTCTCTATTAGATATTTGCTCATTAAATCCCAAGGTTGGCAAAGGATCAAAAATACTCAATGATGAAATAATAGCACTTGTTGCAATGGCCAAATTAGCTAATTGATTGTTAATAGTTGTAAAATATATATCTATGGCAGTAATGCGGTCAACAAACAATGATTGAACTGGGTTATTTAATATCCCAGTTTGTTGGTTTATTGGAAGAGTATAATCTGGAACTAATTGATTATTTATTGAAACACCGCACAAACTATCAACAAATTTGGGATATATAGAAGTGTTATACCATGCTTTTGATCCATCATTACTAATAAGGGCAAATTCATTATGTAATTGATTGTTTGCAGATTCTTTGATATAATCAATATGGAGGATAACTGTATTATTAGTAACAAATTGATTAATGTTCCAAACTGCTACGGCATTTGTATCAATAGCAGTAATCATTGGAATTCCAGAATTTGGAATATTATTTACATCTTCTATTAATTGTGCGGTTGTTTGATTATGCAATGGACCAATTGAGTTTTTTCCATATACCCAAAAACCATATTGAGAAGATGCAGTATCATAAGTATATGAAGAATTTAAATCAATAACATAACCATTATCATCATTGTTTATATATTGGGCTGGAGGAACAGAACTATTAACCCATTCAAATATTTGAATATTTGAATTTGGAAACCATTGATTCCAATTTTGTGCTCTTTCAGTTAAATCTCCTAACTGAGCATTGATTACTTTTATATTTGATGTATTAAACCATGTTTTTCCAACTTGTGATGATCCCCATTTAATAAAACTTTCGGTATTAACTATTGGTTGAGAAGTAATAATAGACCATAATGCAGCATTGAACATACTTCCGCTTTTACCTGCATATAATGCTTGATATATCTGACCGCCATATAAAACTCTATCACCAATTGAATATATAGTTCCGGCGACCCATGGAGAAATATTATAACATGCGGGATCAATATCACAAACAAAATCTAAATTACTAGCAATTGATCCCGGAAGAATTCCTGCATATAAATCTACAACTTCTAAATCAGCGAGTTTTATTTTGGTTATGGAATCATATATCCATGCTTGACCAATACTACCAGAATCTAATTGATGTTCTTGTGCGGTAAATACCGCCCAACCATGTGCCATAGAGGGGTTGTTAAAAATTTTTATTGCTTCATTTGGATTTCCACTATCAGCTAAAAATATATTGTCAATAGCTCCAGAATATATAGCATCACTATTATTATTACCATATACAGAAATAGTATTAACTGGGACTGAATTTAAAATATCATCATTGGTATTAATCCAATTTTTATCAGTTTTTAAAATTTGAAAAATATCTATTTTTTGACTATATGTTGTAAATTGCTGTCCAAAATTCGTGTCACCACCGTCAAAATAAGCAGCGTCAGAAAAAGACAAATCATCAGATATAAATGGAGCGTTTATATCACTGGTTACAGAAAATAAATCGGAGCTTAACCAAGAAATCTGCTTGCCAAATCGAATAGATTGATCGTCGGTGGCCTTTACAGAGTCAATTAAAACAAAGTTACTTAATAATGATTTTCCGATCACTGAAATTCCTCTACTATTATTTAGGCTCGTAAATTATTGTTTTTCTAGGCTCCTAAATTACCCAAACCAGTTGATTGAAGAGTTGGAGTTATTGTAAGCACTAGATTTGAATTGCTGGTTGCTGCTGTAATTCCGGTATATCCACTAGTAATATTTATAGCATCAATCAAGCCGTTTATTGTTGCATTAAGAGGTGTAACTAACCAACCATTAATCATAAACGGGGTAGTAGATAAAACCAAATCAGAAATTGGAATAATTTTTGAATTAGTAATGCTTGTATCAAGTGCATATACATATACTGTTCCTTTATTATATTGATTACCGATTGTAGAATTAGAACTTCCAATTACAAGTTGGTTGTTTTGAATTGCTACACTGCTACCAAAACCACTATCAAATATATTTGGAGCAGGTATAATTTGTTGAACATTGAAGCAAAAACCTTCAAATTGAATTAAGCTATAGGCTTGAACAATGACATTGGGTGTCGGAGGAACTGATAAACCATTTACTTTAATATTTGTAATAGTATCATATGAATTAAATGGAGTTATTAAACCACCATTTTGAGAATATTGATTTTCAATAATACGTGAAAAAACAATAACATTTCCTTGATTATTAGGAGCACCTATAGCAATAGTTTTTCCGTCGGAATCACATGCAATAGATGCACCAAATTGACTAAGTGGTGTAAATTCAGTTAAACCATAATCAGCGGCAACGATTGTTCCTTGATATTGATAATAATTAGATATTCCTGTTACAGCAATTGTGTTATTTGCATCACTAATATTTGCAATTCCAGAAGTGGTTAGGTTAACGTTAATTATGGTTCCAACTGTAGTATATTCATATTCCGGTATCAAAACACGACTGGAATAATCTATGTTATTTGTAATAGAAACAGTTATAGCATATTCATTTGGAATTATTTCTCCAAGTGTTATAGATGAATTAGCGCCTGTTGGAATAATAGTATATGTTGGGAACCAAGTTTGATTAATATTTGGATTATTTTGTAGCGCATATACTGCAATATCACTGATATTTCCATTGGATTGTTCAACAGCATATAACCATGAGGCATCATCACTAATAGCCATATTAGTAACTTTATATGGAATTAATGTATTTCCATTTAATATTTGTGTTACGATTGGAGCATGTCTTATAACATTGTTACATATATAAATTTGTCCCGGTTGACCGTCGGTATCTGCCGAAGCCGCCGCGAAATTATTAGCAGCAACTAAAACATTTCCAAAATTTATTGAATATGGATTTTTTGGTTGAATGGTATAAATTTCTGTATTAATTGTAGGTAATATATTTCCATTTGATAAAATATTAGAGCCAACCACACGCAGTTCCAATATACCAGATGGAATTGCAGATGGTTTCCCATTCCAAACTATTTGATTTGGGCTATCATATGCAATGGAACCAATTGGAATACCACCTAAAACATCAGAATAAGTAATTTCTGTTTGATATGGTGCTGTTAAATTATAAGCTGCTTCTCCAGTAGCATCATTTATTACATATTGTGTAGAATCTAAATCAATAGTTGTTCCTTCGGCAATACTATTTGCACGAAGGCTTCGAGAAACATAAATTCCACTAGTTGGAACTAAATTTGCATAATTTACAAATATATTTCCAAATTGATTTGGTGTAGTTGTAATTGTAAGATTAGAATATCCGCTGCTATTTGCAGTTCTAAAAGGTGCTATAAAATAATCATTGACAATAAATGATCCAGAAATAGAGATATTAGAACTAAAGTCAGTGTAATCAATTACAATGACGCTGTTAGCCACAGTTCCAATATTAGTCGATAATATAAAACATATAGTGTTACTATTAAGTTGTGTGATAGAAGAAATTTCTGTGCTGACAGAACTAAAAGTAATAACATCCCATTGATTTGAACCAGCAATCAGATTATTATTTTCAATCCAGAAACTACCGCCGTTTTCAGCAATTTTTAATATACTATTTTGTGGTGCTGCAACCATTGAATTAAAAGATGAAAAATTTAACGAATTTTCATCTGATTTAATAAAATCTGGAACAGTATTTTTCGCCAAGGTAACAAGAGCTTGTGGTATTACGGGTCCACCGCTTGTGAAATTGCTTGTGTTTAGTTTTAAATTTCCATAATTTTGAATAAAATCATTCGTCCAATTAGAAGATTTCTCATAAAGGCTATTTGGTGTAACTTGAATACTATTCGTATCATTTGAATTTGAATAATCAACGAACGAAATTATCAATGGATTTTGGGTATTGATTATAGGTGGTAGACTAACTTCTCCATAACCTGTTCTTAAATCACTACCATAAACACCAATTTTCATAGCATATTCTTCATTAATACCAATAATCGTGTTTAATTGTGACGTTGATCCTCGTCCATAACTATTAAGAGAATTTAAGGAACCCTTTTCCTTTATCCACCCTTTATAAAAATCTGTTTGACCACCAGCATCAATGTCTAAAATAGTTAACCAATCTCTTTCAATATAACCAATGGTGTTATTACGTAAAGACATAAAATCAGTAAGGAATGGTCGATAGTTAATATTATATGCATTAAGATAATCAACTGATTTAAGTGATAAATTTGGTAATATATTATTTGTAAATATCGTAGAAATAAGTTGAAATTGACTATATTGAAATGTAGGCGCACCAATGGTATCTTGGGTAGCAATATAATTATTATTTTTCCATTGAACTAAACTACCCAATAAATAATCTTTGTTTGGAATCCATAATGGAACGTTGTTTGTGCAAATTAAAAATCCCGGACTATCTAGTGTTCCATTCCAGTTTGCACTTTTTTGTCCAGAAAAAGAAAGTCTAGTTTGTCGGATAGCGGATATAGGATCATATATAGTATCATTGAAAGCAGTAATATTATCAAAAACTACTCGATGTTCATAACTAACAATATCTGCTTCAACACAAGCAAAAATTCCTCCACCTTGATGAGTTATAGTAACAGAGTTAACATCTCGATACACATCTAAAAATTTATTTGTAATAGTATCCCCATTAACATCGAGAACCAAACTACTTAGTGGATCAGTAAGATCATATAATGTTCCAGACGTAGCATTGTATTGAATAATTGAGGAACTAGGATTTAAAATCAATGATAATACTGGAGAAACTCCCCAGTTTGTTAAACACCATTTAATAAATTGTATAGCTGCTGATTGCCATTCAACTTGTGTTTGTGAAACATTTGTAATAAAAGTAAGACCATTTGAAATTAAAAATGCCTCATATCCAGCAATAAAATTAATAACACTTTGAATATCTGGAAAAATAGTATTATATGCTACAACACTTGGCGTTGAAGAAAATTTGGTTGGATATTTATAAAAGTTTGGTTTTACACCAATTTGAATTGATGGACCATATGTATTTGCTGGATATATAGTAAAAAATGGGTTTATATTGTTATAACCAGTAATTTGATAGGTTCCAGTATTAATAATTTCAAATGATGTTTGTGTTGATTGCGATGATGTATTAGAGGTATTAGAGGTAGTTGTGGAAGTAAAAACAACACGACACGTTCCATCAGCAAAAACAATTGGACCACCTGTTCCAGAAAATACGATTTGAACAACCCCTTCATTAAATAATCCACCACCAAATGTTAAGTTAAAACCAATGGTTACGGTTGCTGGAACATTTGGAACAATAATAGGAACACCTAAACCATTTGAATTTCCAGCGGGGGGGATACCGGACCATGTTACATTTGCATGAATAACATTGTCTGGATTTAGTGAAGCGTCTCCAGTAGTATAAGTTATATAATCTGTAGTATTAAATGCCAGAACATCTAATATTGTTCCGGGAATATTTAAAGGAAGAACTATTGATGTCTGACCAACACCCGAATCCGGCCCGCCAACAAATAACAAGTTACATAAAATAGTAGCGGTTAGATTAGTTCCAGATATATAATTTAAAATTGAATCTGATCCACCGCCATTTCCATATGGATTAAGGGTAAAATCAATATTAACTACGGAGCTAACGGATGGCACAATAATTGGAATTCCAATACCATTGGCATTTCCAGCGGGAGGGGTTCCTTCCCAAGTTAATTTTGCAAAAGCAAGATCATCATTGC